TTAACTGATGTGGATTATGAGGCATAAAAATGGCATACAAAGCAGACAGATTTAAAACCAGTAAAAAGAATCCAAAAGACAAATTAGTAGAACATGCCGAGTTAGATTTTGGAATTTATCTTGCTGAAGTTATTGTAAGACCAAAAGATGCAACCCACAGCGGAAGATTAACAGTGTTTATTCCTTCTTTGGCAAAAGACAGAGACGATCCCTCAGGATATTATAATGCTTATTGGAGTAGTCCGTTTGCAGGAAGTACACCTAGCAACAAAGTAGGTGAAAATATTTACGATTATGCACAAACACAAAAAACATACGGAATGTGGATGGTTCCACCTGATGCGGGAAATTATGTATTGGTTGTATTTGCAGATGGTAAGAAAAAATTTCCTGTTGTTATTGGTTGCATGTTCCCAGATCAACTACAGTATATGGTGCCAGGCAATGCGGTAGGTAACACATACGGCGTGGATAAAAAATTACCAGTAGCAGAAAAGAATAGAAGAGAAGTTGATTTAGATCATGGTAATCAAGCACGAAGACCAATCAATCCTCATGTGACCAAAACAATATTGGATCAAGGCTTGATCAATGATAAAATTAGAGGACTGTCTTTTGCAAGTGCTAGAAGAGAATCTCCTAGTAGAGTATTTGGAATTTTAACTCCAGGGCCAGAAGTACCTAACAAAGACACTGGAAAACTTGACGGTACAAATAGACTACCAGGACATAGCATTGTGCTGGATGACGGCGACAGTGTAGGAGATAATAAAAATATAAGATTAAGAACCGGTGGCGGTCATCAAATATTAATGGATGATTCTACAGGTATTTTGTATGTGATCAATAAATCAGGAACTGCTTGGATTGAATTATCAAACGACGGGGATATAAATCTTTATGCTGAAAAAGATTTCAACATGCGAGCAAGAGGCAACGTGAACATTAGGTCCGATAAAAATTTAAACTTAGAAGCAAACACATCTATTAATGTGAATGTTGGTGACTATGAAACGGCAGATTCTAATTCAGATGAAGATGGCAATGTACGAGGCAATCTAAACATCAATGTTGGAAACACCACAAGTTGGTTGAACAAAAACGATTTTAAATTACAAACAGATTCGAATGGATTGTTAAGTCTAGTTGCAGGCACAGATCTGTTCACCACAGCATCTAATCATGTAAACATTTCAGGTAACAATAAAACAAAAATCTTTGGTGCTAGTGGAGTTGATGTAAAATCTGGGTCTGACATCAATGTACAAGCAAGCGGTTTATCTAACATACTGGGATCACAAGTTCACTTAAACGACGGCGGAAGTGCAGAACAAGCCGTCATAGGATTAAATGCTGATCCTTTACCTATAACAGAATACGAAGACCAGGCTGACACCAAGCCAGATTGGGATTACGATGAAAATGATGTTGATGAAAGCACCAACCCAATTCCTAGTGAAGGCAAAAGACCGGGTCTTAGAGATAAGATAAAAAGTATATTGTCTAAATTAACGACTAGAGAACCTTGGGAAGGAAGAGAAAACTAGGATTTAAGTTTACCAAGTTCGCTGGTTAAATCAGCAATTCTAACATACGCACGATATTTTTGTTCTTGCTCATCATTAACTAATTTTTTAAGAACTTCAATTTCCTGCTGTAATACTCTACATTCATTGGTAGCCTGTACCAACATACGTCTAAGTTGCTCTTCCAATGTGTCGTTTAATGACGACACAGATATTTTTTCAGTTTTCATAAAAAATCACTTTGTTTAAAATGTCCACAGTATCATAGGTTAAAAGTATTTCGTTATGACTGACTTTTAATCTACAATGTTCGACATTGTTAAAATTTGCTGGAACACTTTCTTGTGTTTCAACTGTTAGTAAACCGTCATTGGGTCTGGATCCTAATCCAGCAAGAGCGTTTCCGCTCTTGGTTGTACCTTCTGTGATAACATTAGTTATCTTAAATTTATTGTTAATACTGCTCAATGATATGATTAGATCACTTCCTGGTTTTGTTGCTTCAAACAATTTGCTTTGTCTAAAAACCATGTTCAACCACCTTGCTGTTCTACTGCCTCCCCATGGGGCACTGAGAGCAACAAAGTTGTCTATGTTTTCAAACTTTTCTGAGCATTTCATTCCTAACAAACAACCATAACTGTGAGCAATGATGGAAAAATTCATCAAACCATAAACATCTCTGATTTTATTAACAAATCTGTCCACTATCACATCAGGTGGTTCCTGTGTGTCATATTCTAAAAACAATATGTTGTGTTCAGGTAGAAACACATCTAGGTAATTAAAACTTAAAGCACTTTGCCCAGAGCCGTGAATAAAAACAATATTTTGTTTAGGCTGATCTGACATCTGTCACAAGTTTTTCCATATCAAAAAACTCTTGGGGGATTTTGTCTTTCTGACCAACTAGATTGACCATTTCAAAAATCACATGTTTTTTGGTATGGTAATCATAGATACCCAAAGATTGAATACGATTGTTTTTCTTTTCAATCATTTTGAAAAAACGGTTGCCATAACCAGTAGAATTACCGCTTCGAACAACAGTTTTGTTTGCTTCGTCCATTTTTTTAACAATGCTGTCAAAAAATTCAATTACATTACGCATTTTACGTCCTATAGTAATAAGTGTGAAAAAATGTGTCTTACAACACTCCACTATTATGTATTCTTTGCGATCCAATGTCAACCTTTTTTTTGGCCCTATTAAAACGTGTTTTAATGGTATATGATAAATATTGATATGGCAAACATATATCGAGGCTTTAGTACAGCAGGTAAGATAAGAGCACCATACACACTTACAGATGGTGAACTTATCAAGAGAGATTTACTCAATGAACTCTACTCAAAAAGAGGAGAACGAGTAATGAGACCTAATTATGGCGTAAGCATCTGGGACACACTGATGAATCCTTTAGACGATTTTGTGGTTCAGGAAATCAAAGATGAAGTACAACGTGTAGTACAAAAAGATCCCAGAGTTGATTTACAAGAAATATTCACTGAAGTTCTCGATCATACCATAAGAGTAATTGTGCAATTAAAGTACAGACCGTTTTTAAACGAAGATACATTATTCTTAGAGTATGCAAGGCAAGATACAGAGATTTAATAATGGCGGTTAACAGCAGACAAAATAATTTATTCGCGGCAGAAGATTGGGCCGTAGCATATCAAGCATACAGCCAAGTTGATTTTCAGGCGTATGATTTTGACACCATCAGAAATGCTATGGTGGAATACATCAAGACAAATTTCCCAGAAAATTTCAATGATTATATTGAAAGTTCTGAATTTATAGCAATTATAGAACTTTTAGCATATCTTGCACAAAGTGTTGCGTTTAGAATGGATGTAAACACCAGAGAAAACTTTTTGGAAACTGCGGAAAGAAGAGACTCAGTTTTCAAACTGGCACGACAGTTGGGATATAATCCAAAAAGGAATATTCCAGCAAGTGGTTTGATGAAAATTGTGAGTGTGTCTACCACTGAGCCATTAACAGACAGTTCAAATAATCCACTCAATAACAGAACAGTAAGTTGGAATGATGCTAACAATCCTGACAGTTATGAACAATTTATCACAATTTTAAACAGTGCATTTGGCAATGTAAACAGATTCAGTAAGCCTGTAAAAACAGGCACCGTGGGCGGCATAGTCACTGATAGATATGATATCAACACACCAATCAGCAGTCCTATTGCATACAACTTTAAAGTTAGAGTAAATGGCATCAACAGATCATTTGATTTTGTGAATATGGATTTCACAGACAATGGTGTGTTTTCCGAAAAACATCCTGACCCAACAAACAATTTTTCAATAGTGTATAGAAATGATGGATTAGGTTTGTCCAGCAAAAACACAGGATTTTTCATGCTGTTCAAACAGGGCATTTTAGACTTTCTAGATTTTAATTATGCTCAACCTGTTGAAAACAGAACAGAAGATATTGCAGTGGAAAATATCAACGAGTACGACACATATTTCCAGCAATTAGACAGTTTAAAAAATGTGATTGCAAAATGGGAAAAAGTGCCAAACACAATCGGTCAAACATTGATGTACAATGTGAAAGCAAAAAACACACCGTTATTATATGCTATTCAAAATTTAGGTGCTGGTGGCATAAGATTGCAATTTGCAGACGGTAACTTTGCTAATGTACCAGTGGGCTCATATAGATTTTATTACAGAACAAGTGACAACGAAAGATTTAGTTTACAACCAGATGATGTAGGTGCTATTGTGACCACAATACCATACACAAATTCCAACGGTGAATCTTATGAATTATCAATTACAACAAGATTAGAAAGTGCAGTAAACAACAGTTTACCTGCAGAAACATTAGCAGGTATAAAAGAACGTGCACCACAAGCATTTTATGCTCAAGACAGGATGGTATCAGCACAAGATTATCAAGTGCTACCTCTTGCAAAAAGTACCAATATCGCAAAACTCAAAGTAACAAACAAGACTCATGCAGGACACAGTAGATATATCGATATAACTGATCCTACTAGTACATTCCAAACAACAACTTCAATAGCAGAAGATGGTGTATTGTATTCTGAAATTTCTAACTCTTCAGATTCATTTGTGTTTAACAGCACAAATACCAGCACAGATTTTATCAACACAAAATTGCCAACAATTTTAAAAAATTTAAAATTGAATGATTTTATTTACAGTGATTACAGAGATGCATTTTTAAACAAACCACAATATCGTGATATGTTTGATTTATCATTGTTTAATATTTCTTGGAACACCTTGCCTAAAAAAGCACAAGGAGAATCTGGATACCTAACAGAGACTTATACTACAAACGATTCTTTAGATGTAAATGTAGCAAATACGTTATTTAAAATAATACAGCCTGGTTGCGTATTAAAATTTTATGATCCAAATAACACAAATGATTATGTCTGGACAAAGATTGTTAGTATAGACAATAATGGTGTTAGAACATCATCAAGCAGTGTCACAAACGGTCCAATAAAGTTAGACAAGCAAATTAAAGATGGTTGGAAAACTAATGAAATAATTTTTGTTTTAAGGAAAACATTGTTTACATCGGAAAAAACATTATTATCTGATGCTATAGAATCCAAAAGAACATTTGGCTTAAGATTTATGCCAGAAGATAATAGATATTACATTATAGAAAATAACAATCTCAGTAGCGATGAAAAATTTGATGTTTCTAACACCGGTGATGAAACAGGATCAGGTGCAGATTCTAGTTGGATTTTAAAATTTACATATGTTCCTATCGATACATTGTCTTATAGATATAATATCGAAATACGCGGCACACAATTTGTTTTTGAAAGTTTAGAAGATGTTAGATTTTATAATGTTAACAGTTTTAGAATTCAAGACAGCGAAACAGGATTAGCAAAATATGATACTATAGAATTAACAACTCTAAATGTTAAACCCAGTTTTACTGAAACATTTGAATGGAGAGACACTGACGGTAATATTAAAGGCGATAAATGGTATTTAATATCCACTGGAGATACTTTTAATGAAATACCGTTAGTTTCTAGAAGCACAAAATTTAGCGATGTAGAAGTAAGTTTTGTATCTAATTTTGGATTGTACACCAATGGTGATCCTAGTGCAAATACTTTTGTTGACGAAATAAGATTAGAATTTGGTACAAGTCCCAATACCACAGATGATGCAAACGTTGTTATAGTAAACAATGCGGGAGTGGTTGACTCGTTACCTACAGTTAACATTGAATTCACAAGTGCAACTTTTGGGTCTAATATTTTAGACAGCAATGGACATATAGCATATTCATATAACAACGAAGACAAAATT